CGCTCTACCTCTACGCCTTCGACCAATCCGCCAACGGCCTCACCACCTACTCGGGACGCCTCCTCAACGCCAACCGCCCCGCCGCGCCAGCACTCCCCGAGACCGCCACCACCTGGACCATCCGCCGCAGCACTCTCTCCGCCGCCGGCCAAATCCTCGCCACCGCCTCCGCCGTCGGCTCGTGGGCTAACCGGGAGACCCTCGTCTACGCATGACAACGATCACTGAATCCAACATCACGCAGACGCTCGACCTCTCCGCGTTCGACCTCACGCTCCCCGCCGTCATCGTCGAATACCCGAACCGATCGAGCTTCCCGAGCGTCGGAAAAGCGGACCGCTTGTATATGGCGATGGACGAAGGGATGCCATACCGCTGGTCCGCCACCGCGAGCGCCTACGCCCTGATGATCCCCGTGATCGACGCGGGCAATTTTTGACAATCACCCACCCACGAACAGCCCAACCAACCACCACCACCAACCTAAAAAAATCAAATGCCGAACCCTATCATCAAACTTAAAAGAGGCAGTGGACAGCCCGTAAGTCTTCAGACCTCGGAGCCAGCCTTCGACACACTAAATAAAGTTTTCTATATCGGAACTTCCGAAGGCGTTTTGCCTATCGGCGGTGAAGGTGTCTTCGCCAAAAAGACCTTCGTTGAAGACGCCGTAGAAGCCGAAGCCGACCTTCGCTCCGCAGCAGACGCGACACTGACAACCGACCTCGCCGCTGAAGTCACCCGCGCCCAAGGTGCCGAGAGCGACCTCGCCGACGACATCGCCGCCGAGACATCCGCACGCCAGTCCGCGATCAGCTCTGCCGTTTCCGCTCTGGAAGCTGCAGACACCGCGCTCGACGGCAAGATCACCACGGAAAAAGGCCGCATCGATGCGATCCTCTCCGCTTCTGACGCCGACAAGGACAGCTTCAAGGAAATCGTAGACCTCATCAACAGCGTCGATCTCACGAACGACAACGCCCTCGCCGCTGCCGTCCTCTCGATCAACGACGACATCACCGCCGAAGAGACCGCCCGCATCGCTGGCGATTCCGGCCTCCAGACCTCGATCAATGGCGTCTCGAGCGACCTCTCCGCGCTGACCACCCGCGTCACCGCAGCCGAGGCCGATATCGTTGCTGAAGAGTCCGCCCGCATCGCCGCAGTCTCCGCCGAAGCCGCTGCCCGCGCGTCGGATGTGTCCGGCCTCGAGTCCGACATCGCCGCAGTCCAGACCAATCTGGATTCGGAAAGCTCGACTCGTTCGACAGCCGATACCTCGTTGAGCAACCGCATCACCACCCTCGAAAACGCCAGCGCGGACAGCCGCCTCGACGCCGTAGAGGCCGATGTAGCCGACCACGAGACTCGTATCTCCGCCTTGGAGAGCACGATAGATGGCGGCGTTTACTAGTCCCTAAACCACCCAACCCCGGCGGGGCGCTCAAATAGCGCCTCGCCACGCGGGGGGTCAAAACTCCGCAAAACAAAAAACGCCACATGGCAAACACACAAATAGTTCCCAAACTTTCGACGGTCGCGGGCAAAATCCCAACCGCAGACCAGCTCTCGCCCGGAGCGATTTCGATCAACCACACAGATCGGAAGATTTACGCCAAGCATCCGAACGGCACGGTCTACAAACTCGCCGGTGCCAAAGACGCGCCAGATCGCGTCTGGGCCTTCGACCTCTCCGCCGATGGCACCACCACCTTCCTCGGATACCTTCTTTACTCAGAATTCCCGAACACCGGTTCGGTGTATGACTCCGAGTCCTGGGAAATCTCCCGCACCATCTTCAACGCAGCAGGAACAACATCCCAAGAAGCCTCCGCCACCGGCGCGTGGTCAAATCGCGCCTCCCTTTCCTACAGCTAAAAACCTCAAAAAAACCACCACCATGACAGCATCCACACCACTCCAAATCGACGGCAAAACCTACGACCGTTATTCTCTCCAACTGGCGATCACTGGATTTTACAAACCCGAAACTGGACAACCAGACGCGAATGTAGCCATGTCCCTCATCCCGACCCGAGTCGAAGACGGAGTGGTCGAGCAAGCAGGCATGGAACACCGCAAAGCCGTCGTCCTCGGCTCGCTCTCTCAAGCCAACGCCGAAGAGCAAACCGCCATCGGCGCGATCCAAGCTGCCCTCCAAGCCTACCTCCAAGCGAAAGGACTCTAAGCCATGCCAACCTATTACGCCCGCAAGGCAGGAAACATCAACGCCGCCGATGTCTGGGCGACCGCTCCCGCCGGAACGGCATCGGCTGTCACATTCGCCGCTGGCGATGTCCTTATGGCGAACTCTTTCGCCATCACCGTCAATGTCTCGACCAACCTCGGCGCGACGGGCGAGGTGCGCAATGACACGACCGGCGGAGCCACCGCAGGCGGGTCATTCACGCTTTCCAATGGCGTGACGCTTACGGCCAATGTTTTTGCAGGCACCACGACTTCGCCATGCGCAACCTTTGCAGGAGGTTCTGGAACTTCTGCTGCCATTGTAGGAAATTGCACGGGCGGCAGTTCATCCTCAGGAAGTGGCTCGGCGGCAACTTTAACTGGCACAGGAACACTTAACATCACAGGTGTAGTGACTGGAGGGGCTAATTTAGGCTATGGTGCAAGAAATGGATCTTCTGGAACTCTCAACATTAGTGGATCTTGTATTGGAGGTAGTGCCGCTGGCGTAGATAATGGCAGCACCGGCACTTTAAACATCACAGGCACCGTAACGGCTGGAGCAACCGTCGGAGCAAACAACACCTCCACCGGCACCATGCTCATCGATGGCGTCATTCAAGCCAGCGAATTTAACGCAGGCGTCGGAGGCATAAATCGCCAGCAAGTCACGCTCCTCACCGGGCCGTTCTTGATTTCGCCAACTTTCGGCGTCAATCCAATCGGGTGCCTCGCATGGCGCTGGGCCTCCGCGCTGAACAACCAGACATACATCGAAGTCGGAACACAGACGCTCCTGCAAAAGCGCAACCTCGTCACGCCCGACAACGCCACAAACTTCCCCGCCGCCAGCAATGTGCGCAGCGGAACCCCCTATGGCATCGGAGGAGTCGTCACTGGCACCTGTGCCGTTCCAAGCCCGGCAGCGGTGGCCATGGGAACTCCCGTGGACAATACGGTCGGAACCCTAACCATTTCAGTGCCCACAGCTTCAGAAATCGCTACAGCGGTATGGGGAGCTTCGACCAAGACCATCACCGGCGGCGTGGTTGACACGCTCACCAACGCACCGACTGTGCCGACGCCAAGCCAAATCGCCAGCCAGGTAAGAACGGAGCTATCCACCGAACTTTCGCGCTTGGATGTCGCCACCAGCACCCGCGCCGTGGCCGCCGACATCCCGACCTCGGACATCTCGGCCATCAAGAGCAAGACCGATGCGTTGCCGAGCGACCCCGCCGACCAAAGCCTCGTTGAAGCTGCCATCTTTGGTCTCACGATCCCCAGCGTGGTCCAGATCCGAACAGAACTGGATTCCAACTCGACCAAGCTCGCCAACCTCGACGCAACGATCTCGAGCCGCTCGACCCTCACGACCGGCGACCTCCCGAGCGTGCCAAGTGCGGCATCGGTGGCCTCAGCCGTGCGCACCGAACTGACCGAGCTTTCTAATCTGGATGCCTCCGTCTCAAGCCGTCTGGCCTCGGCAGCCTACACAGCCCCGACCAGCGCCCCGACAGCCGCCGCTGTGGCTTCAGCCGTTCGCACAGAGCTGACCGAACTCAGCAATCTCGACGCCTCCGTTTCGAGCCGACTCGCTTCCTCTGGATACACAGCCCCAGCGAACTCGGACATCTCGGCAATCAAGGCCAAAACCGACAACCTCCCGGCCTCGCCCGCAGCGGTCTCGGACATCCCAACCACCGCGCAGATCAGCGCAGCCGTGGAAGGCTCGCTCCTCAACGAAGGCGACGGCCAAGCCGTGCTCAACGCCCTCGTCGGCGCCATCGGCAACCAGAATGTGGACGAAATCGCCCTCGTGGCAGCCATCCGCTCCGACCTCGAGCGCAGCGGCGGAAAACTCGACAGCATCCCCACCGCTGCCGCTCCCAGCGCGGCCTCCGTGGCAAGCGCCGTGTGGAGCGCCAGCACCAAAGAGATCACCGGCGGCGTGGTCGATACCCTCACTAACTCGCCCGATGTCCCGACCGAGGCCGAAATCGCCAGCCAAGTCCGCACCGAGCTTTCTGTTGAACTCGGGAGGATCGATGCCGCCATCAGTTCACGCCTCGCGCCAAGCGGCACGCTTGCGACCGTCACAACCCTGACCAATGCGCCGACCGTCCCCACCGCCGCCGCCATCGCCGACGAGGTGCGCGTGGAACTCGCCACCGAACTCGCCCGCATCGACGCACCGGTCAGCGGAGCCACAGCTCCAAGCGCCGCCACCGTGGCCACGGCAGTCCGCACCGAGCTTGCCACCGAGTTGGCCCGCGTGGATGTCGCAGTCAGCACGCGCCTCGCCGGATCGGCCTACACCGCGCCAGCGAACAGCGATGTCGCCGCGATAAAAACGAAGACCGACGCAATCAATGTGGATCGCATCAACAACACCGCGACCACGGCCATCGTCGGGAATCTTTTAGCTCAGGCGAATAGCTAATGAGCACAGAAGTTGTCCGAAACAGACCAGGGGTGAAAATGAGCGTCGGCGAGTTCATCGCCGCGCTCGCCCTGGTGGCAACCGTCTTCTCGGCCTCCCAAGCCTGGTGGATTCTACCCGAAAAAGTGAATCGCGTTGAAATCGAAAACGAAAAGCAGGAGCAGCGACTGCAAAAGATCGAATCCACCGCCGCCGACCGCGCCGAGACTTTGGCCCGCATCGATGAGCGCACCAAGCGCATCGAGCAAATCCTCGCCAACCGCCCGTGAGCCTTTGACACCCCGCCGCGAAGCAATGAAAGCAATCCTCTTTGTCCTCGATCGTCTCAGCGAAAACAGCACCTGGCGCGGCCTGATCCTCGTCGCCGTCGCCCTCGGCGTGAAGATCGAGCCCGAACTTCAGAACCAGATCATCGCCGCCGGCCTCGGCCTAGTCGGCACGATCAACATTTTCCGAAAAGTGAAATAATGAACCCCAAACAGGTCGCCGCCGTGTTGATGATCCTCGGCTGGCTTTTCCTCGCCATGGCATTCCTCACTTCCTGCGTGAGCGTCCCCGTGCCTCCATTCGGCGACCGCATCGGCGAGGCTGGCACTTTGCACCTCCGCGCCACGGTCCGCTTTGAGCCGCGCCTGACTGAAAGCGAAGCCGCCAACCGCGACCTCTGGAACGCCCTCGGCGAATTCCAAAAATCCATCCCCGCGCTGAAAGACAAGTGATGCTCTCGCTCCTCGCCCGCTTCTTCATGCTGCCACGCCCGGCGCAATCCCCCGCGCCCGCGCCTGAGCCGAAGCCCGCGAAGCCAGCGCCAAAGCCCGCCAAAACCTCCGGCACCATCAAGCCCGAACCGAAATACTACCAGCAAACCAACAAGCGAACCCCCAACATCAGCGCCGGCCGCGTGATCAAGCCCACTCATGTGATCTTGCACCACACGAGCGGAGCCTACGCGGGCAGCGTCTCGTGGTGCTGTGATCCGGTCAGCAAAGTCTCCTACCACTGCATCATCGCCAGAAACGGCAAACGCACCGCCCTCGCCCTCCCAACCCAACGCACCTGGCACGCCGGCGTCTCCTCGTGGCAAGGCCGCAAAGACGCCAACAGCTTCTCCATCGGCCTAGCCTGGGAAGGCGACACCTACACGACGCCCCTCAGCGAAGACGCCCTCCTCTCCGCCGTCGAATACCTCCTCCCCATCCTGCGCGAAAACAACATCCCATTGGCCAACATTCTCCGCCACGCCGATGTCGCCCCCGGCCGCAAAGACGACTGCTCCCCCGCCGCCCACGCCGCGCTTTTAGCGGCTCTCAACCGCGTCCTGTAATGGCCAAGAAACCCGCCCCGCCAAAAGACCGCGAGGCCGTCATGATGCAAGCGCGTTCGTTACTCGCCGAGCATTTCGCGCATGGCATCTGTGTGGTGTCTTGGGAGGACGAAGGCACGACATACAACATGGATTTCAAATTCGGAAATCAGTTCGCGACAAAAGCCCTCGCCCGCGAAGCAGAAGAACTCCTTTGGCCGCTCGAGGAGGAAGAAGAAGAAGAAGACGAAGAGGAAGAAGCATGAAGGCCACGCTTGAGTTCACCCTGCCCGAAGAACGCACCGAGCACATCTGCGCTGTGAAAGGCATGGACTCCATTTTAATAATCGACGACCTCCTTCAAGAAATCCGCGCATTCCTTAAACACGAATCCGGCGAATTTAAGTCTTGGCGAGACGACGAAGGCCGCGAATGCCAAGCCTGCCCGGACACCCTCGAAAAAATCCGCAGCTACATCTGGGAACTTCGCAAAGACAACGAAATCCCCGACCTCCCATGACGCCAATCAAGAAATGGAAAAAGTGGATGGCCGTCGGATGCAGTCACGGCGCGGAGATCGACCCCGAAGCCCGCAAGGCCGTCCTAACTTTTAAGGAACGCTGGAAACCTGAGCCGTCCGCGACATTTCACTTGGGTGATTTTTTAGACTTAGCCGCATTCCGCACTGGAGCCGTCAACGATCCCAACTCAAGCGACCGAGCCGCCAGCGTGAGCGACGACCTCAGCGCCGGAATTGATTTTCTCCACGAACTACGCCCGCAGCACATCCTATTCGGCAATCACGAAGCGCGCCTCTACAAGCTCGCCGCCTCGCCAAACGCGCTCGCCGCGCACGCCGCCACGCTCACGATCCAAGCCATCGAAGACGCCGCCAAGAAGCTCAAGGCACGCTTGTATCCCTACCACATCAGAAGCTACGCCCAACTCGGCGGAACAAAATTCCTGCATGGCTACATGTTCAATGTCCAAGCCATCCGCGACCACGCCGAAACATACGGCAACTGCGTCCTAGCCCACCTCCATCGAGTCGGCAGCGAACGCGCCAGAACGCTCGACGGCTCCACCGGCCACTGCGTCGGCATGCTAGCCCGCTTCGACATGGAGTATGCCAGCGCCCGCCGCGCCACGCTCGCATGGTCCCAAGGCTTCGCCTACGGCCACTATTGCGACACCTCCCTCACCGTGAATCTATGCGAACGAAAAAACGGCCATCCGTGGCTGCTCCCGATCTAACAAAAGCCTGGAGCGCCTTCTTTGAAGATGTCGCTGTAACCGACCCCGCCGAACTGAAAAAGCAGGGATGGATGACCAACGCAGAGATTGCCCAGCAGTCGAAACTTGAAGGGGAGGCAGGCAGGCAGCTCGCAGAAATCGCCTTCCGCCGTGGCGTCCTTGAAAAGAAAGTTGCAAAAATTATGGTCAGCGGAAGACGGAAAAATGTGAATTTCTACAGGCCGAAATAAGACCTCCGCGCAACACCGGCGCAACGCTCTTGCAAACCATTGATTTACAGCATTCGTTTTTTGATTCGTAATCGATAGGTCACGGGTTCAAATCCCGTCGTCGGCTCTCTCCTTCTGGAGCACCTCGAACCGCATAAACACTGGCTCGGCGGGCGTTTTTCTGTATCGCACGAAATGGATTGCAATGGCACGGCAAATGGTTGAAATTGCCCCCATGAGCGCAACAAGCGCAACACGGCGCAACAAGCCGGTGGTAACCATTCGCACGGCTACGGTGCGGGGGGAGCCTCGTTTCGTGGTTTTTTCGCGGATCAATGGCGTCGCCAAGCGGGAATTTTTTCGCACCCAGGCGGAGGCGCGGGTTCATCAGGCGGCACTCTTGGAGAAGCTTCAGACTCGCGGGACCGAGGCTTTCACCGGCCCGGCGGGAATGACGGTGGCGCAGGGGTGGCGGGAGTTCTGCCTGGCGCGGATGCCGAAGCTGAAGGATGGGAACCACCGGCGGCTCTTGGAGTGGTGGTGGGGGAAGTTCGTGGCGGAGTATGGCGCGAAGGACCTCCGCGACATCAAAGCGATTCACATCGATGCGTTTCTCTCGCGGCCGGGGTGGTCGGGGACTACGGCGAACCAAGGTTTTGTGTATCTGCGGCTCGGTTGGAATTGGCTGGTTCGCTACGAACTCACTTCGACCAATCCGGTGCTCAAGATCGACACGCCGAAGGCCGCGCCGGAGCATCACCTCTTGACGGTGGCGGAGGTGAAGCGGTTGCTGGCGCTCACTAAAAAAGATGCGCGCCTCCGCGCTTGGCTCGTGCTCGGAGTTTTTGGCGGCATGCGAATCTCGGAGGTGTGGCGGTGTGAGCCGAAGCACATCGAGAAAGATGAGATTTTCATCCCGATCCGCAAATCCACGGACATCCAGCCACGGCCGCGATTCGTGCCGATCCTGCCTGCCCTCCGCCGGCATCTTCCGAAAAAATGGCCGCGCATAAACGAGGACATCATCAAGCGCGCACGCACGAAGCTGGCCGAACAAATGAAGTGGGAGGAATGGCCGCAGAACTGCCTTCGTCACACGGCGGCATCCATGCACCGGGCGATGTGGCAGGATAGCTCAAAGACGGCTTACTTCCTCGGGCATTCCTCGGCGCGGATGGTCGAAGAAAAATATGCGCGGGGCGTGCGAAAAGCGGACGCGGAGAAATTCTGGGCGCTTTAGGCGGTCAGGTTGATCACTTCGCCTTGCCAGTTTGGAGGGAGTTCGCAGTTTTCTGAGTTAAGTATCCACCAGCGGAGGTCACGGATGGTTTGATGATACTCTTGGAATCGTTCTGGGGGTTTGCGTTTCCCGTATCATTCAGTGTTATCCTTGAAATATCAAATTGCCCGGTTGACTCAAGCGCCCGGAGCTGATCAACCGCATCACTGATTACTGCGCTTCGGCTCGATTTCAGGCGCCTGTCTTTTTTGTTTAGGTCTTTAACTTTTTGATCCACCCACTTCATCAAATCGGGCTCCATCGAAATGGAAAATTTCTTCACTTTTTCTGAATCACTCATGCCTTACCGGTAATACCAAGTATTACAAAAAGCAAATTCAGAAAAAAATATTTTCGCCCGCAAACCTAGTCACCATGCGGATGTCAATAGAAATTTTCGTATAGGGATAACACCCCATTGACGATTTTTGTTGCCCCTCGGTGCGACTAGTAATAGTTGGTATGACCATGCGCACCGCGTATGACAAAACAAGCATCAGTCTCCCGACGGACCTACTCGGGTTCCTTAAGGAGAAGAGTGAAAAGATTGGAACACCTGTGAGCCGCCTCATAGCGGCAGCAGTTCGCCAGCAAATGGAATCGGAAAAACGGAGGGCGAAGAAATGACCTCTGCGACGGAGATGGCGCAACGGCTCGGGTTGGCCAGGCCGACGCTCCTTAAATGGGCGGCACAAAATCGAGTGCCAGGATTCAAGGTCGGGCGTGAGTGGAAGTTCGACGAGGCCGATGTCGTTCGGGCTTTGAAAATCACGACCGGCAACAGGCTTCAACAGGCGAGCAGCCGGGGGAGGGCCGCGTAATGGACCACGAGACGATTTTGCGCTTGCTCGGTTACGGGATCGAGTTTTTCCAACTGATGGCCGCTCCGGCGGTGCTCGGGGCGATTACCTGGAGGATGTCACGATGAGCCTCTGGCATTGCACGGCAAACGGCGTCTTTGGCCGGTTCGGGGATTATGTGCTGGCCGTCAGCCGCGAGGCCGCACGGGTGGCTTTTCAAAAAATCCACGGATTAACACCAACCGAGATTCGGTTGGAGAGGAGGGCGAAATGAGCGGGTGGATGGCGATCTCGTTGGCGGTGCTTTCGCTCTTTTCTTGCTACGCCTGCTACTGCCTCGGCCAAGAGAACATTTTGCAACGGCTCCGCAAGTTGCGGGAGCGGAAAGAGCGCTGGCGGGAGTGGGACATCGACAACTTGGAGGACTTCGATGACTAGGTGCGCCATCTGCAAAGGCGAAGCCGATCAGGTAGATAACGACCTCGGGCCGGTGTGCTCGGAGTGCTTCAAGCACTGCCAGTGGGCAACCCTAGAACTTCTTTGGCAAGCGGCCGCCGTGAGTCCCTCACGAGAATGATTTTGCCTCGCTAGGTCTCAAGGAGACCGCAGGGGCCAAGGGGGGCTGCGCATCCCAAAAAACGCAGACCAACAACAAACAAACAAAAGAGTGATGAAAATAATTAAAGGAAAACAACAGCGGCCACAGCGGGTGGTCATTTACGGGGTTGAAAGCGTCGGCAAGACGACTTTCGCCAGCAAGTTCCCAAATCCTCTCTTTCTCGACATCGAGGGCGGCAGCAACCACCTCGCCGTTGACCGTGTGGCGGTCTCGACTTGGAAAGAACTCGGCGAGT